GAATCCCTCAGGAATAGAAGTAAGACCGTGCAAATCAAGGGAACCGCCGACTGTTGGATTGAATCCCTCAGGAATCGAAGTAAGACCGTGCAAATCAAGGGAACCGCCGACTGTTGGATTGAATCCCTCAGGAATCGAAGTAAGACCGTGCAAATCAAGGTAACCGCCGACTGTTGGATTGAAGCCCTCAGGAATCGAAGTAAGACCACTCAAATAAAGGGAACCGCCGACTGTTGGATTGAAGCCCTCAGGAATAGAAGTAAGACCACTCAAATCAAGGGAACCGCCGACTGTTGGATTGAATCCCTCAGGAATCGAAGTAAGACCACTCAAATAAAGGGAACCGCCGACTGACTCAATTCCAAAAAATTGGTTAGTTGTTAAATTGTGTCTTTTGCAAAATTCTAATTGTTCTTTGTTCATGGTTTTTTGTTTATTATTTATTGTATCAAATTTAACTATTTATTTTTAACTACCAAATTTTAATTTAATATTTTCTAAAATCAACGTAACCCATTCATCATTTCTAATATATGGATTTGAGAATCCTTTTTTTGAGCCGTTTATTACGTTTTCGTGAAGTCCAGAAATATCTTTAAGAATACGTTTATTTTCCAAGTATTCATTTGGAAGAGAAAGCGCAAAATTAACAAAATCATTATCTAGTAATGGATAACGTGTTTCCATTGTAAAATATCCTCCGATTGTATCTTCAATATTTAGAACACCTTCCAAGAATTTCAAATTGTATTCGAAATGCGTTAAATTAACAGATTCGACTTCATAAAATGATGTTCTGTTTATTACCTGTTCTATCGGTTTATTATTTCGATGTGGATAACCTCCAAAAAATTCGTCACCACCTGCACCTGAATACATAACTGTTGCAAATTTTGAAGCAAATTCTGTAAGTGCGTAGTTTGTGTAACTTGAACCGACTTTTGGATCAACCAATAAATCAACAATTTTTGTAATGTATTCATTGAATAATTCTTCATTGCAAATTAACGACAAATGAATTCCTTTCGAATTTAGTTTGATGTTTTCAATTTCTGAAAAATTTGAATCCAAGTAATCAACAGAAAATGAATATTTCGGAGCAATAAATTTTGCAATGATTCCAGAATCAATTCCACCTGAGAGAAATACGCAGTCGTTTAAATCAGTTACCCCAGACGAATTATTAATTTTGTTCCGATTGCAAGAAATTTCGAATAATTGTTTTAATTTTTTCTTCGCATCTTCATAAGAAATTTCGATTTTCGAAGGAATAACAAAAGGTATTTTTTTAACACGTTTCACACCTTCAAATAGTGTTTCAGATAAAACACCTAATGAAATTTGAAAATCCAAAACCGATTGTTCACATAATTTTATTTGTGGATTTGCATTCAGTATTGATTTGATTTCAGAGGAAATAAATGTTTTACCACCGTATTTGTATTCGTATAGTTTTTTGATGCCGTATCTATCTGTAAACGTGTGCCAAATTCCACATTGAAAAACAAATACTGCAAAAAATCCATTTAATTCATCCAATCTTTTTAGACAAAATTTGTCCAAAAACTTCACTAATAATTCAGTATCACAATTAGACTCCAATTCGATGTTATATTTCTCTGCAAGTTCTTTGTAATTCGAAATAAAACCATTAAAAAACAGCGTTGTATTTCCGTAAACATACGGTTGTTGGTCTGCATTCTTATCTGTAATTGGAAGCCATTTGAAATTAACCAACGCACCGTGACAATAAGACGTATTTTCAATTGTGCCACGTTTAGAGGCAACTTCAACCATTTTATTTAGGTCGTTTTGATTTCCGTTAATTACAGCGTTTATTCCACACATGGCTAAAAAATAAAATGAAATTTTTCTTTAATAATTTTCGTGTCAATAAATTCAGAATTATTCCATTTTGCAAATGGTGTCATATTCGTTTCTGATTTAATATCCAATGCGAAAAGTTTTTTCTCTTTCATTGAAAACGTGTGGATTGTATGTGGTGTAATTTTCAGTTTATCCTGCATTGATTTATCTAAAACCAAAGAGTCTCTATTTTCCCACGGCATCCAATCCCATTGATTCATAAGTCTAGCAGAAATCGCACGCGCTGCACCTGCTGTATGTCCTTTTCTGTAAACCTCAGTATAACCACCCCAATAAAGCGATTTTCCTGAAACAGTATCATAAAAATAAAAGTCAGTAACTCCAATAAAATCAACACCGTTTCGCATGTGAATAGCATATTCATCTAATAACTCAGGTGTCATAATATCGTCACTTCCAAGGCAAAGCACGTAATCAACTCCTAAATTCTTACAGGCGTATGTTGACGCGTTTACTTTGGCGGCTAATGGTTCGTTTGGAATTTCGATGTATTTGAAACTCGTTAAATGATTCTGTTTCATTCTCCTACCAAAAATAAATTCAGAGTGAATAAAATCTTCATCCTGAATACTTCCAGAAATAACCAATGAAATTTCAAATTGAGGGCATTTCTTGCGTAAATTTTGAACCCCTGAATAAAACATATCTACCACCTCTGGTCTTTTCCAAACACTAGCTACAATTGCAAGTTTTATTTTTCTGTCTCCAATTGGTTCTGAATAGAAAATCTCTTCAATTTTTTTTCGATGGATTAAAATATTTGCTGCACCTGGTCGAATTTGGTTTTCGTTAATGATTTTATCCTTACAAAAAACCATTCCATTTAAACCTGTAAGTGAGTTACTGAGGACTTTAAATTTTCTCATTGTTTATTGATTATTAATTATTATCTGAACGTATTTCAGCGCACTTAGTACAATAAGTAAATGAATTAAATGCGCTTTGTTTATAATCGTGTTCACAAATATCAGTATCTTCAGAATCAGATATAATTTCTATACTGTCTATTTTTGATTTAATTATTTGTAATTCATAAAGGATATAACACAACAAACCCATTACAAATAAATGTAAATAATTTTTATGCAAATAACAATATAGAAACCCACCTAAAAAATAAAGTACTGTGGTATAAAAATAAAATGCACCTGGTTTTTTCTTCATAAATTACAATTTTAAATATTTTCCTTAAAATATGGAAAAACAAATATAAACATTATTTGATAATCTAATTTTGTTACCTAAGAAATTTACTTAAAAAATTCAATAATATGATTTCAAACGCTGTCGGAACCGAAAGAATTTCTCAAGTTGTGGGATATAAAATCACAAAAGGCAATTTCAATGAGACATCTCCAAACTTACCACAATATGTTGCTATTTTCGGTGAGGCAAACGTTGAATTTCAAGACAATTTAAGTACTGCACCTGTTGAAGTAACATCTGCACAACAAGCAGGAACACTTTATGGATTTGGTTCACCAATTTACCACGTAATGAGAATTTTACGTCCTGTAAATGGTGGTGGAATCGGTGGAATTAAAACGGTTGTTTATCCTCAATTATCACCTGAAAGTGCTACTACAAAAATTTTGAAAGTAGAAATCACAGGAACAGCAACAACAAACGGAACACACACCGTAGTTATTGCAGGTCGTAATTCTATTGATGCACAATCTTACAGCTATAATGTTGTAACAGGTGATACTCCAGACGACATTTACACTAAAATTGAAAACGCAGTTAACGCTGTAATTGGTGCGCCTGTTAATGCAAGTGCATCTGAATACGATGTTGAATTTGAGTCTAAATGGGCAGGTGCAACTGCTGAGGATTTGAGTATCTCAATTGACACGAACGGAAATACATTAGGATTGACTTACGCTGTAAGTGACGAACAAACAGCAATTGGAACACCTAGCATTTCAGCTTCATTAAATTTGATTGGTAATGTTTGGGCTACTATTTTAGTAAACACATACGGAACAAACACAACTGTAATGAGTGCATTAGAAGCATTCAACGGTATTCCTGACCCAACGAATCCAACAGGTCGTTTTGCTGCAATTGTAATGAAGCCATTAATTGCATTGACAGGTTCAACTATTGAGGATCCATCTTCAATTACAGATTCAAGAAAAGCGAATTGTACTATTGCGATTTGTCCTGCACCTTTATCTGATGGTTTACCTTTAGAAGCTGCTGCAAATGCTTGTTTATTACTTGCAAGAATTAACCAAGATACGCCACATTTAGACATTAGTTCATTGTCTTACCCAGATATGCCAACACCTACTTCAATTGGTACAATGTCAATTTATGATAATCGTGATGCAATCGTTAAAAAAGGTTGTTCAACAGTTGATTTGGTTAACGGTGCATACAAGGTAATGGATTTCGTTACTACATACCATCCTGTTGGAGAAATTCCTGCACAATTTGCGTATGTTAGAAGTCTTACAATTGATTTCAATATTCGTTACGGCTATTATTTGTTAGAACAACAAAACGTTGAAGGTTGTGCAATTCTTACAGATGACCAAACGTCCGATGCTGACAACACGATTAAACCGATTCAATGGAAATCAATCATTACTGCTTATGCAGATGACTTAGATAATCGTGCATTGATTGCAGACCCTTCATTTATGAAATCTTCAATCGTTGTAGGTTTGTCAACAAATAATCCTGACAGATTAGAGTCATTCTTTAGATACAAACGTAGTGGATTCTTTAGAATTGGTTCAACAACTGCTGAGGCAGGATTCAATTTCGGTAATTAATTTTCAATTTAAAACATAAACAATGGCTGTACACGGCGATATTACAGAGGTAAGATATAACCATCCAACTTTAGGAAGTGGCATATTTTTTCCAAAAGCAAACGAAGGGAATGTTTTTGATCCTGGAGGACTTCGTAACAATGACGACACGTCAATGGTTGCAGGTAATGGAAGCGTTATGTTTCAGAAAAACCGTATTGCAGCTTCATTTACTGTTTTGATTGAGAATGATTCTGTTTCACGTAAAGATTCTGAAAAGGTTAAAAACTTACAGGCATCTAGTGCGAATGCAGATTTCACAATTACACACGTAAATGGTTCTGTTTGGAAAGTTACAGGACAGCCTGTTGGAGCAATTGAAGTTGACGTTAATGCAGGTACATTTACCTTGAAAGTAGTAGGTAAAGCTGAGCAGATTGCGTAGTCGAAACTGATTAACAGTACACGTATTACACGATTAACAGATTACACGGTTAACAGATTACACGGTTCAAAATATTCGTAACACACAATACAAAATAAGATGCAAGTTTCAAGAGAAGTAGCCGAATCTGACGTTCAACGTTGGTTAGAAGCTAAAAGAATTAGACAATCAAAAAAAACGTTATTAGCAGACAACGTTGAAGCGTTGGTTGAAAGTGTAATGGAAGGTTTTATTACGATTGACGAAAATTGTAATTTAACTCAAATTTTACGTTTTCCTGTTGGTTTAAATGAGAATGTAAAACAGTTGAGTTTTAAAACTCGTTTACAAGTTTTGGAAGTTAGTCCATTCTTGAAAAAAGTTGAACAAGGAGACGGAGACGGACGTGTTTTAGCATACATTCTTGCTGCAACAGAACAACCATTGGGAATCATTCAATCATTAGATACTGAGGACTTAGGAGTGGCACAATCAGTAGCGGTTTTTTTTCTGTAATTAGTGACATTGTTAGTTTAAATAATGCCATTAATACAGTAGTTCGCTACCACCATTGGACACCTAAAACAATTGAAAGTCTGTATCTTGACGATGCAGACTTTTTTGGTTTATTGTATTGGTATGATGACGTGATGGAAGTGATTAAAGAAATAAATGAAAAAATGCCTAAACCTGAATAAATGAAATTAGTAATCCCTGCAGTATTTACAGCCGTTGATAAGTTTTCTGGACCATTGTCTAAGATGCAAAACAATGTTGGCGGATTTGCTAATAAAATTCAGAATGCAGGTAGTACAGCAATGGCAGTTGGTAGAAGTACTGCATTGTTTGGATTAGCATTAGCAGCACCATTAATTGTGGCCACAAAGGCAGCAGTTGAGTTTGAAGATAAAATGGCTGACGTTGCCAAAACAACAGGACTTACAGGAAAAACATTAGACACGTTAGGAAAATCATTAGTTGATTATTCCACTACTACACGAACATCAATTGATGACTTATTGAAGATCACAGAAATTGGTGGTCAGTTAGGTATTGTACAAAAAGACTTATTATCATTCACAAAGGCAGCAGATAAATTCAATGTTGCATTAGGTGCAGATTTTGGAAGCGTTGATGAAGCTGTAACACAAGTTGGAAAAATCAAACAATTATTTAAAGACACTAGAGGTTTAGATGTTTCTGCATCCATTATGAAAACAGGTAGTGCTATAAATGAATTAGGTGCAATGGGTGCAGGTACGTCTGCTAATATTTCTGATTTTACCTTACGAATGGGTCAATTACCAGACGCATTGAAAGGAAGTGTTACAGACACGTTGGCGTTAGGTACGTATTTGGAAGAGTTGGGAATTAATGCCGAAATTGGTTCTGGTGGATTGACAAGAATGTTATTAGTAGCAGGTCAAAAAATTGACAAGTTTGCAGTACAAATGGAAATGAGTTCCATTGAAGCAAAGAAATTATTGTCTCAAAATCCTACTGAATTCGCTAAGAAATTTGCCGTTTCATTCAAAGGATTGAAACCTGAAGTTTTAGCACAAAAATTAGAAAAACTTGGAATTGGAACACAGGAAACGATTAAGGTAATTGGTGCATTAGGTTCTAATATGGATCGTTTGACAGAGTTGCAAAAATACTCAAACGATTCATTCACCAAAGGCACAAGTTTACAAAACGAATACAACACCAAGAATAAAACAACAGCGGCCCAAATGGCTAAGTTGAAAAATACGGTCAAAGCGTTGACCTTAGAAATAGGTCAGGCAATGTTACCAATTGTAAAATCATTAGCAGATGCATTACTCCCTGTTATTCGTGGCATATCTAAATGGATGAAAGACAATCCAAAATTAACTGAAATGATTGTTAAGGTCACAGCAGCAGTTGCTGCATTTGCATTCGCTGTAAGTGGAATAGCATTCGCAATTGGAACGTATCAGAAAGCTGTTGCATTAGCAGAAACGGCACAATGGGCATTTAATGCAGCAATGGCAGCAAATCCAATAGGTTTAATCGTAGCAGGAATTATTGCAACGATTGCATTAATAGTTCAAGTCATTCGCAAATGGGACGAATGGGGTGCAGCAGTTGCCTTATTTATGGGCCCAATTGGTTTAGTAATCGCGTTAATTATGTCACTTAGAAAACATTGGACTTCATTGGTGAATGTTTTTAAAACGGATGGAATTATTGCAGGATTCAAACGTTTAGGATTGGTTATTTTGGATGCGTTGTTATATCCAATGCAACAATTCTTGAAATTGATTTCTAAGATTCCAGGACTTGGATATTTAGCAGGAACAGGAGCCGACAAAATACAGCAAATGCGAAACAATTTATTACCACAGGAATCAAATATTTCAAGTGGTTTAGTTTCTGCAAATCCTGACAAGGCAAAAAATGATTCTAATTTATTCAATATGACTGAAATCATTAAGCAGTCACAAGAAGAAAAATCTGTTAAGATTGAATTCACAGGATTACCTGAATGGATGAAACCTACTGTTAGTAGTTCGACAAATAAAACGATTCCAAAAACTTCAAAAACTTCTAGCCGTGGTTGATCTAAAAATAATTGAAAATTTTAACGGTGGTGACGTTGTTTACATTGGTGGTGATTTCAGATTAACACACAGTTTTGACACGATGGTTTACCTTGCATTGTTTGGAGGAAATATTGAGGTAAAGAATGGAGGACAATTCAACGGTCAAGAGGAACAAAATGTCGATTGGTGGGGAAATACACTACTCATGCAAGAAACACCATCCACGAAATACGTTTCATTAACAGAAAAGACACTCAGTTCTGTTGCAATGACATCTTCGTCACTTGAAAAAATCAAACGTGCAGTTATTGAGGACTTAAATTTTATGTCACAATTTGCGAATATTTCTGTAAGTGTTTCAATAATTGGAGTTGATAGATATATTATTTACATTCGCATTGAAAGACCATTGAATTTAGAATCGCAGGAATTTACCTATATTTGGAACGCATTTACGCAAACTGTAGAAATTAATTAAGCATGATAAGAATACCAACATTAAGCGAGTTATACAACCAAATAGTAGCGGACTTTGAATCTGAATTAGGTGAATCTATTCCATTGTTTGGAAAATCATTTTTAAGAGCAACGGCAGCGGTTCAAGCTGCTAAATTGTGGATAAACTACAAAATAAATGCATTCGTTCAGAAAAATTCGTGGGTTGACACAGCAGACCCAGAAAGTATGGGAGGTTCATTGGAACGTTTCGGAAGAGTTAAATTAAATAGAAATCCATATCCTGCAACAGCAGGTCAATATGTTGTAACTGTAACAGGAACAATTGGAGCTGTTATTCCACCACGAACGATTTTTAAATCAAATGATAACGCATTAAATGCAGGTAAATTATTCATTTTAGACAATCAATATACATTGGTTGCAGTTAGTGATTCGATTACACTCAGAGCCTTAGAAATAGGCGTTGATTCACGTTTGAATGTTGGAAATCAATTAACGTCAACAACTCCAATATCATTGGTAAATTCATTAGCTGTTGTAAGTTCAGAAACTGTTGAGCCGTTTTCTGCTGAGGACATAGAAGTTTACAGACGAAAAATAATTGAATCGTTCCAATTAGAGCCACAAGGCGGTTCTAGTAGTGATTATCGTTTATGGGCAAATGAAGTGCAGGGAGTTGCTCAAAGTTATCCATTTGCTGTAAGTGGTCAAGTAGGACAGGTAAATTTATTCATTGAAGCTACAATCGAAGATTCAACAGACGGTCAAGGTTCGGCATCTAGTGGATTATTAGACGATGTAAAGGCTAACATTGAACTTCCAATTAGTGGCGTTCCTGCTCGTAAGCCTGTTGGAAATATCGTAAATTATTTATCCGTTACTCCATTGGAAGTAAATATAAACGTTGCAGGATTTCAAGGATTAACGACTGATATTGAAAATTTAATTTTGGGTGCATTGACTGAGGAAATTGTAAAAATTCGACCATTTGTAAGTGCTATTGATATTGTTTCAAAACGAAATGACACGCTGAACACCAATAAAATTATCACAACAATTTTAACGACTGTTCCAGGTTCTGTATTTGGCACAATCACACTTGAAGTTGATTCTGTTGCAACGGCATCTAAGACGTTTGCAGGTGGCGAAATTCCATTCTTAAATTCAGTAATTTATGTGTAATTGTTTGACATTGAATGTTGATTCTATAAATTCAGAATTAACCATTTCAGGAACTCTGAATGGAAAAAACACATATTCAGACGGCACATATACTGTTAGTTGGAATGGTAGTAGGTGGGAGGTTTATGAGGGGACAAATGAGTGTGAAGCTATAAGATGTACATTTGATTATGAAGGAGAGACTTATGTTTATGAAGGTTTTATTACAGGAATATCAAATGGTAAAAATACTTATGGTTTTAATGAAGTAATTCCATCTCCAGGGGGTGACGTAGCACAAGGATTTGATGTAGGTTGGGACGGGGTTAGATGGGTATGTTCTCCACTTGTGAATAGTAGTGGTGGTGGAAATTATAATTATACTGATAATTTAATCCCTGCTTTTGATACTTGGATTTACGGTGCAGGTCCTTTAGTTTCTAATATAAATACAGAACTTATTTATAAAACCTGTGAATGTGTAAGATTTAATTTTGAATATAACTCTATAAACTATGACTTACATTTAAATAAATACGGAATTTTATTAGGTGAAAATTGGTATATATTATCAACAAATACATATTCTAGTGAAGTTTTTTTTACAGAATTAGGATGGGTTTTTAGATTTTCAATAGATGGTTTTAGTACTCAATATATTTCAAATAATTTAATTTCAAATAATTGGGTTTTTCAAGATTCAGGTGAATTTGAAGTTTTAAATTTATCTAGTAATATTTGCAACCTAATCGGAACAAACACATCAAACACCGTTTGCCCTCTAGGAATTTTCATACCAATAACTGTAACGAATGTAAACATTACTGAATGTTTCAATGAAAACGACATACAGCCGTTAATTCAGTTGACAGAACAACTTTATCCAACAGGTAGAGGATTTAATATTCACATTGGTAGTTTCATTCGCAAAATGCACCTTGCGTTAAACAGGTCGGAATCTCGTTTGAATGATAACACCTTAGATATTTTAAACGGCATTTTACCTGACAATGATAGTTTCACAGTTGAAGATGCGACACTTTGGGAACAACGATTAGGATTGATTACGAATGATGCAGTTTCTTTATCGAATCGTAAATTAGCTATCATTCGAAAGTTGAATTATCCGGGAACGATTGTTGCACGCCAAAGTGGTGGTTTTATAGAATCACAATTACGATTAGCAGGATTTGACGTTTACGTTCACGAAAATCCAGATTTGATTAGTATTGAAAATTTATTGTATTCGATTAGTAATGTTTCAGTTTCGGGTTTATCGAATTCAGGTAGTTTTAATGCAGGAAATATTTTTACTCAGTTTTCGGCATTATTCGACTATTTGAACTCAGGTAGTTTCAATGCAGGTAGTTCGAATTCAGGACAAGTGTATTATAAAGGAAAGGTTGCAAATCACATTAATGAGAATTTAGATGCTACATTTTTTCATCAAAATAATTGGATAAAAACGTTTTTTGTTGGAGGTGAAAATTTAGGAGAATTTGCCACAGTTCCAATTGCAAGAAAAGACGAATTTCGACAATTGATATTGAGATTGAAACCAACTGAAACGGTTGCATATTTATTGATAGATTTCACGTAGGATTTAGAATCACGTATTTTACACGGTAACGCATATTTTACAGAGAAACAAATATTTTAAACAGAATTCATAACTTTACACAAAACAACACAAAATGAAATTACTACAAAACAACACCAGAGCAGGTGCGCCAGATGCAGATTATCCATTTGGGTATATCGTTGACGAAGACGGTTCTAATAATGGAACATTCATTGATTCAAATTTCTTGAATGACCTTTGGCAATTGAAAGAAAAAATGTTTGACCAATCGGGAATTACTGCAAATGGTTTGCCAGATAATCAAACAAACGGATTTCAGTTGTTTGAAGCATTTATGAAAGTTTTGAAACCTTATAAAATGGCTACAATTTCAGTTACACAAACAGGAACAAATGCACCTGTCATTACTGAAATCGGACCTAATGATATTGGAACAATCACAGGCGAATATACTACAACAGGTAGTTATAAACTTGTGTCAACAGGTAATTTTGACACAGGCAAAACATTTGTTGTTAATGGTCAATCAACTGAAACTGATTCAATCGTTAAAGCAACTCCTGCAACTGTCAATTACATAAGTTTAGCATCTTACGTAGCGACAACAGGTTCGTCTGCTAATGGCAAAATAACTTCGATGCACATTCAAATTATGGTTTTCGATTAATATTGAAATTTGAACCATACCTTTAAAATAGAATCAAAATCTGTTGATGAATTAGCAGGAAAATTACAGCAAATTTCACGCAGTAGTTTTCCTGTTGCTATTCGACAAACTTTAAATTCTGCTGCATTCGATGTTAAAAAAACAACGATGCCAAAGGAAAGTGAAAAGGCGTTTGAGAATCGAAGTAAGAATTTTTTCAAAGCAAATTCAAAGGTTATTCAAGCAAATGGATTCAATGTAAATACGATGCAGTCAGAGGTTGGTTTTTATGAAAATAACTTGAAAAATCAACCTACAAATTACACTGTTAAGGATTTGGAACAACAGGAGAATGGAGGGAAAATTGATGGACGTTCGTTCGTTGCATTGAAACAAATTCGTAATTCAAGTGGATTGGTTAAAGCAAATCAAAGAATGGAATCCATTCGAGAGAAACCAATTACTAGAATGTCACAAACAGGACGTGTAACAAATAAAAGCGGTTCAAAACAAATTACATTGAGTAAATCACAATCATTCGTTAAAGCGGCTATGAGAGCAATTAAAGAAACGGACGGTTTGATTATGTCTAAGAAAAATTCAGACGGTGAACAAATTGTAAGTCGTGTAATTTCAGTTTCTCAGTCACTTGGAAAGAATCGTAAATTGAAGATTAAAACACTTCGAATGTACACCGTTAAGAAAAATAGAAAGGTAACTCCAAAGGCTACACATTTCATGCAACATTCTGCTGAAAAATCTGCTGTACTAATGGAGTTTCATTTCCAAAAACACGCATTAAATATTTTACGAAAAAATGGCTTGGTCAACTAACATAGAAAACGAAATTCAAATCATTACAGGTGATAACCTCACTTATAATCCGTTGTACACCATAACTGATAATTCAGAGGATTTTAACGTTACAGAATTTAATTTCCCAAACATTGCAGGAACGTTAGTTGATAGACGTGAAGTAATGGGAAGAAAATTCACACTTGAATTAGCATTTCAAGGTGATGACCATTTAGACGTTGCAGAACGTTTCAGAAAATCTTCGCATAATAAAAACCCTTGGAAAGTTTCACATCCAATATACGGTGATATTTATGCACAGCCGACATCTATTAAATATGATTCGTCTGGATTAAGCATTACAAAAATTTCCTGCACGTTGATTGAAACAATATTGAATGAAGCACCAAGAACGACAGTTGATCCTGTTTTGAAAGCTAAATTCGATATAGATAACGCAAATGAATTAGCATCTGAAACATTTGGAAATGATTCTTTAGCAGGTGCAGAATCGAATAATTTATTGAATGATTTACAAGCATTAAACAAAGTAAGTTCGTCATCTGTTGCAAGTGGTGAACAATCAAATGATTTATTCAATAAATACAATGATACCATTTCAAAGGTTACGGATGCGAATGTAAATCCAAGTGAGGTAATATTTGCCGTTCGTGACTTACTTACATTTCCTGCATATTTCAATCAAACGGTTCAAAACAGAATTGAAGTTTTCAAGGCTCAAATTGATACGTTGCTAGACATTGAAGATTTCAGTTTATTTACTGATATGGACAAAAAACTATTTCAGAATAGTTTAACTACACTAATGAATGGAATTTGTTTAAGTGCCATTACTCCAATAGGTAATGAGTACCAAAATGCGAATGATGTTGTTTTTGTGATTGGAACGATTTCTTTTTATTGGGATTCAATCGTTACTGTTTTAGATGGTTTTCAATCAACTACTTCCATTGGATGGAATGCAGATTACAACATTGTTTATCCAACTCAGTCATTTGTAAGTTTTGTTGTATCTTCATTGATGGGAGTTGCAATGTCTGCTAAACAAGAACGTATTTTATTAACTGAAAAGGACACCAACGTTATTGTATTGACACATAGAATTTACGGCATTGATGACGCACAAAACAACATTGATAATTTGATTAGCCAGAATAACATTGGAGTCAATGAAATGATTCAAATTAAAAAAGGACGTGAAATAAAATACTATATATGATTCTTAAAATTAACGATAGATTTATAAATCGAAAAGTTGATTTCTTCAATGAATTTTCGGTTACATTGGTTCACGATAGCGTGGCTAGTGTTTTCGGTTGTTCGTTTTATTTTGACCCAAATAATAAAGAACACAAAGAATTTGCGTGTGTTTCTCATTACCACGAAGTACAAGTTGAACACAAAGGAGAATTATTGATTACAGGCGTTATGACTTCTCAAAATTTCAAACGTTCTGCAGTAAAATCAATGGCTTCATTTGGTGGTTATTCAAAACCAGGAGTTTTGGAAGATTGTGAAATTCCGACTAGTTTATATCCATTACAAACGGATGGAATGTCACTCAAACAAATTACTGAAAGATTGATAAATCCATTCAAATTAAAACTGATTGTGGATAGTTCCGTAAGTGATCGAGTAAATAAGACATTCAAAACCTCAAACGCATCTGAAACGCAAACAATTAAAGGCTACCTTACTGAATTAGCGACACAAAAAAACATTATCATTACGCACGATGAATTTGGGAATCTATTATTTACAGAATCAAAAACTACTCAAAAACCGATAATTGAATTTATTGACGGCGTAGGAAATATGAATGGAACGTTTTTTCCTGCAACAGATATTGAATTAAATTTCGATGGTCAAGGAATGCACTCACATATTACATTACAAAAACAAGCGTCCGAGGATGGCGGAAATGCAGGCGAATATACTATTAGAAATCCGTATGTAATTGGTAGTTATTTTAGACCTTCAGTAAAATCTCAAAGTTCAGGTGATGACAATGATACAAGTTTGGCAGCACGTCAAGAATTAAGTAAGGAACTCAAAGGATTGAAACTTACAATAAAATTAGACCGTTGGGACATTAACGGCAAAATCATTCGACCAAATAATATTATTTCGATTTACGATCCTGAAATTTACATTTGGAAGAAAACAGAATTCTTTATTGAATCGGTGGATTTTCAAGGAAATGAGAAATCGCAAACGTGTACATTGCATTGTGTTTTACCTGAAGTTTACCAAAATGGAAAAGTAAATAGTATTTTTGCAGGAATTAATCTTCATCCTGGGAGCGGTTTATAAAATAACAACCAATGAATCTAACAAAAGTCATATCAACATCATTCGACACCATTAACAGATTGAAAGTTAAGTTCCTTCGATTTGGTAAAAGTGATGTTCAAGAATGTATTGAATCTTCACCTTATGGAATAGATTCAAATCCTATTCAAGATATGATTGCTATTTACGCACCAACAGAACAAAGTGGTAGTAATTACATCATTGGTTATCTGAATAAAAATAGAGTTGCAGAAATTGGAGAAAATCGTTTATTTTCAACAGATGAAAATGGAAATTTACAAGCGTGGATTTGGTTAAAAAATGATGGTAAAATTCAAGTATTAGGAGACTCAGATAATTTTGTTCGTTACTCAAAGTTAGAACAAGCATTTAATGAATTGAAAGCAAGTCACAATGAATTAGCTGAAAAATGGAATACGTTTGCAACAGCGTATGTTCCGGGTAGTCCTGCAACAGTTGGTTTACCTCCGACACTTGCAACGTCAATTGTTCAACCAAACACCTCAGATATTTCAGGAGCCAAAATAGATGAAGTTCAAACATTGTGATTTATTTTATAAATTTGATAAAAAATAATAAATGTCAGTAGTATTCGTAAAGCGTGTTGATTTGTGTTTTGATTCCACAACAACATTACAAGCAAGAATTGAAAAAATAGACACATTGATTGATTCATTGTTAGATGTTGCGTTGGCGTGTATAACTCAAGGTAATATTGCAGAATATGAAATTGACACAGGTCAAACACGCAACAGAGTTAAGTATAATTCTCAGGCTCAAATAATGGCTTCAATTGACGCATACGATAAGATTAGACAAAAATACATCAACAAATTGACACCTCGAAAAGTGCGTTTAGTTGATTCACAAAATTTTAGACGAAGACAATGAGTAGAATATTAGATTTTTTTGGTTTTGGAAAAACTGTTAGTTCAGTTTCTGTAAATCCTCCTGCAATAAAAACACCACCACCATCTGCTGAATATGTAGGACGCATTTACTCAGTTCGTTTTGATGGTGAAAAAAACTTAGGTGAAGGTGGTCCAATACTTGACTATGGAATTGACCATTATAGATTAGCTGCTAGAAGTTGGCAAGCGTATTTAGATGACACCGTTGCACAAACGATAATTAATCGATTTACCATTTGGGTAATGGATAAAGGATTAAAACTACAATCTAATCCATTGAAAGTAGCATTAGAATCTGAGGGAATAACAATTGATTCTGAAAAATTCAATGAAATTACTGAGGCGCGTTTTACTGTTTGGGCAAAATCAATGCATTCAACATTGAGCAAAAATAGATCAATGAATAAACTTGCAATTCAAGCATTTAAACACGCTAAAATTGGTGGTGACTGTTTGGTTGTACTTCGATATGATAAAGGCGTTAAAGTTCAAATTATTGATACTGCTCACTTGAATAGTCCGATTGGTTATCAAGTTGAAGCAGGTAGAAGGGTTATTGATGGTGTAGAAATTGATGTTCTTACAGGTGAACACGTTGCATACCACGTAAGAAAAAAAGACCGTATATCCACACAACGTATTCCTGCATATTCTAGTACAGGATTTAAAACTGCATTTTTGGTTTATGGTTCTGAATATAGAATGGATAATCAAAGAGGTGTACCTGTAATTGCTACTTCACTTGAAAGAATAAAAAAATTAGACAGATATTCAGAGGCAACACTTGGAAGTGCTGAGGAACGTCAAAAAATTGCTTATTCTATTGAACACCAAATCGGAGGAACAGGAGAGAGTCCATTAACTCAAAGTTTGGCAAAGGCGTATGATTTGGAGTCGAACGATGGCAGTGAATTACCTGTTGATTACATTGGAAGACAATTAGCGAATGACGTTTCTGCATCGACAAATAAACAGGCGTTTAATATGCCTATTGGTGCATCAATGAAGTCATTAGAATCTAAGAATGAATTGTATTTTAAAGATTTCTGGGAATCAAATTCAAATATTATTTGTGCAGCAGTTGGAATTCCACCAAATGTAGCTTTCAGTTTGTACAATGATTCATTTTCGGCATCCAGAGCAGCAACAAAAGATTGGGAACATACAATTGAAGTTGAAAGAGATTCATTCATTGAACAATTCTATGCACCAATTTATCAGTTTTGGTTATTCTTTGAAGTGTTGAATGGTAAAATAAATGCACCTGGTTATTTGAATGCTTGGAAAGAGGAAAATTGGTTTTCATTGGAGGCATATTCAAATGCTAGATTTACAGGACCATTATTCCCACACATTGATCCATTGAAAGAAGTTAAAGCAGAACGTGAGAAACTTGGAACTTTGGCTGCACATATTCCATTAACAACAGTTGAGGCGGCAACAGAATTTTTAATGTCAGGCGACAGCGATTCAAACGCATATCAATTTGCTGAGGAATTGAAACAGGCTAAGGACTTAGGATTGGAAGCTGTTGAAAAAACACCTGTTGTAAACGTGAATGACGTTAATCAGTAATTATTCAGCGATGTAAATTTGAGTAGGTCGTTCATATTCTGAATGACCGCTCGCATCTGCTGAATAATCTAAAACCTTACAAATATTTGGTTTATTATTGGATTTACAAGCGTAATGAATTTGGCAACCTGCAACAATAACATGATTTTCCTCGCTTCCAATTTTAGCATACCAATTAGTAGATTTTGAATTGGTTTTTATTCCTAAGAATGAATCTTCAATTATTTCAACTTCACCCCATATAGAACGATATAATTTACCATCTGGAGCAATAAACCAATTATCTGTTGTTATTAAATATTTCCCTTTCATAATTAATCCTCCTTATAATTCCTTACATTCTCAGGTTTAGTATTTACATATTCTCTCAGTACAGGTTTTAGCGACTGAGAGAGTGTCAATCCTTGATATTTAGCAATATTCTCAAGTTGTTCCTTTAAGTCGTCTGGAACGTTTGTAATTCTAATTTCGTTGTATTTCTTTGCCATGAATCAAAATTAAATATTTTCCACGAATTAAGGAATAAAAAAAATGATTTTATTTTGACAGTCTATTTTTGTGTAATATGAATGAAATTCTAATTTACGGAGGTATTTACGAGTGGTCAGCATCTGAATTCATTAAGGCATTTGCCGAAATTGAAGGTGATTCTGTTGTTGTTCGTATGAATACAGATGGTGGCGACCCTTTAATGGGACACGGTATGGTTGCGCGTTTACAAGAATTTGAAGGAAATAAAACTGTAAAGGTTGATGGTAAAGCATATTCAACAGGTTTTTTCATGTGTTTGTATGCTGACAATGTAGAATGTTTAGATGTTTCACAATTCATGGTTCACCGTGCATCTTATGGTGAATGGTTTGAAAAATCTGAGTATTTCACACAGCCTTTGAGAGAGAATTTAGCTTCAATCAATGCTGACTTAGAAAAGGCTTTCAGAAATAAATTAGATGTTGCTGAATTTGAGAAAATCAAAGGCGTTAAGGTTAAAGATATTTTTTCAATGGATTCAAGAATTGATGTTTTCTTGACTGCCAAAGAAGCTAAACAAGTTGGATTGGTTTCTAAAATCAATACCATTACTCCGAAAAAAGCACAGGAATTGAAAGCTAGTTTTAGCAAATTAGCTGCTAGATATGATGTTGATTTTTCGAGTGTTGTTGAAACACCAAATGCAGGTGAAAACAGTAATTCAGGTGTTAATCCTAGCGCAAATAACAAAGTAAATAATAAAAACAAGTATATGACAATTGAGCAGTTCAAAGCTGAAAATCCTGAGTTGTTTGCTCAGATTCAGTCAACGGCAGTCGAAACTGAAAAAGACCGTGTGAATGCGTGGTTGAAATTCATTGAAGTAGATGCCAAAGCGGTAACAGAAGGAATCAAAGAAGGTAAAAATTTGTCTCAAGAGGCAATGGCTGATTTTTCCGTTAAAATGTTTGCCAAAAACACAACAGAAAAAGTAACAGCAGAAGGTAAAGAAACCGTTGTTGAAACTACTGTTGTTGACAATAAAGAGAGTAATCAACCAAATCCACTTGCTGACTTCGCTGCTGAAGTTCGTAAAAAAGCGGGTTTAAAATCATAAATCATGGGAGCAGATAACGTTTTACAGACAGGTAGTCAATTGATTACTAATTTCACTACTGAAAAAATCTTTCTTGGTGGAAATCAATATGAAACAGGAAACTTCGTAGCTGATGGCTATGACGATTGTTTACCTGGTTTAGTAGTTGGAAGAATCGGTTCAAGTGGAAACTTAGTGCCTTTAGAATCAACTGCAACAGATGGTAGCCAATACCCTGTTGGAATTTTAGTTAACCAAGTTGACGCTGGTGACGAACGCGAAGCAACTATTTGTGTAGGTGGTGAAGTTGACGAAAGCAAAGTATTGTTTATCAACGAATCTGATACCTTAAACACAGTTGTTGCAACTAGACGTTTGAGAGACCGTATCAAAGGTGACACATTGGGAATTCTCTTAGTACAAATGGACGAGTTGTCAAATTTCGACAATTATTAGTCAGTTTCCACAACAATAATTTTTTAAACAAATGAAAACAATTTTCACTTTATTAGCGGTTGCATTTTCCGCATTAGTATTCGGAGGTTCCGCGTACTTTATTCCAACTGCAATTGCATTCGTTGGATTGTCATTCTTACTTCCAAAGGGAGTAGTGGCAGAAACAATCGGTTTAACTCAAGCACGTGGAGTTTATACTGATACAATGGTTGCATTGTACAGAGAACGTGTATCTGTAATGTCGTTTTTTAGATCGTTTTTCCCACCAAAAACAGTTATGTCTAAACTTGTATCTATCGAAGTTCGTAGAGGTTCTGAGAAGATTGCAGTTGACGTAATTAGAGGAACATCTGGAAATGGTAACAAAGCAACTAAATCGACTGAAAAAGTTATGTTACCACCTGCTTACCACGAATTCTTTATTGCAAATCACTTAGACGTTTATGACCGTGCAATTGGTTCAACTGACCCTACTGCAATGGCTTCATTAGCGCAAGAATCTGCTGAAATGTTGCAAGACATTCAGGATAAAATTGACCGTGCAATTGAGAAAATGTGTGCAGACGTAATGACTGATGGTATTATCACATTGGTAAATGGTGATTCTATTGACTACAAGAGAAAAGCAGCTTCAAAAGTAGCATACAACTCTACTCACAATTGGGCTGACAATTCTGTAAGTCCTTACGTTACATTTGCAAATGCTGCTAAATTCTTACGTGAAGTAGGTAAATCACAAGGTTCAACTTACAATGTAATTTTAGGTGGCTCTGCAATGAGTGCATTATTAAACAATGAGAAATTCTTAACTAGACAAGATTTAGTTAATATGAGATTGGATAATATTTCAACTCCTGTTAAAAATTCAGTTGGTGCAACTTACCATGGTAGAATTACAGAAGGTTCTTACTCATTCGACTTGTGGACTTACCCAGAAGTATATGAAGATGCAAACGGTAATATGGTTCCGTACATGGATGCTAAAAAAGTAATCTTTACTGCTGAAATGCCGAAATTCCAATTAGCATTCGGATTAGTTGAGCAGTTGTTAGATGGACAAGTTCCACAAACAGGACCTTACTTAGTTTACGACACAATCGACACGGAAAAAACAAGTCATAAAGTTCACATGAAATCATGTCCACTTCCAATTCCTGTTGCTATTGACCAACTCTATACTATCCAAGTTCTCGCATCTTAGTTTCTTGAATGTAGAAAGTAAAAAGCCACTCTTAATAGGGTGGCTTTTTTTGTTGGGTGGGAAATTAAAATTATTACCCAATCTGTTTATTCTCACTCACCACCGATTGAAATAAAGCTGAATTTGTACCAACTTGTCCTGTTGCCTTAATGAAGTCAATTTCGACCTTTGCAGACTGAATTATCACATTTGCAAGATTTGCTATTGCTTTTGCTTTTTGTACCTCTTCATCAACGTTTTTGTCTTTACAATCTTCATCATTTAATCTTTCAAGTGCTAAGAAAATGTGATCGCGAACGTCTTCCATTTTATTTTTTGCCATAACTATTTATTTTTTGTATTAATTTATTTTTCAATTTGATTACTTCCAATATTTCACTTGGAATATTTACGTGTGAATTTTTACGCATTAAGTCTGCATAACTGACCATTTGTAAGTTGTTTATTTGACAATTCAAAGAGTTACCATCAATGAAAGTAATTTTCATATTTTCGGGAATCTTACCATTATGAAGTTGCCAAATTACGCGGTGTAAAAGATGCCAATTAGAATCTGAAATTTTGATGTACAAATAAGGAATACCTGTATTATCAATTCTCTTCACAATTTTTCCAACTTCTTTGGTATTATGTGGCTTCAATCCTTTCTTAAACATTGTACGTTGACATTTTTCATACGTTTCAGGATTCATTTTCTTTCCTTTGTTGAATGGAATATTACCTTTTTCAAATTTGGTATTTCCTCCAAGATTTGTTCCTGGTCTTAATCTTCCAGAAAAAGGAGAGTTTAAATATTGCTCAGATTTCTTTAAGCCTAATTTATTTGCTTTATGATAAACAGAAGTAAGTGGAATTCCTAATTCCTTAGCAAGTAAATAAGTAGGAGTATTTGGATATTTTTCTACCAATGTGTTTATTATCGTTTCTGTAAATTTTACTCTCATTGATTAACGTTTTTCATTTCCTCCAATCAAATCATTGTAAGCCTTTTCAATCTCAGGAACTTCATCCACAAAACGGCAAAAATATTTGATAATTCGTTCTTGGTGAATAACCATTTTTTTTGATCTATCAAACTCATTTGTCAAAGCAACGTGTTGTCTGAGTAATCTTTGATATTCAGTATCACGTGTTTTAATAATGGATTTGATTTCTTTAGTTTGGTAGTATTGAATTGCTATCACAATAGCGCATCCAAGTATTACAAATAAAAGTGCAATGTTAATTTGATTCATTGTATTTGGTTTAATTGTTTACGTTTTAAAAACCCCTCCTATTTGTGTTGTCATTGAAATTCCCAGGTTTCGAATTGGCGGAGGGGTTAGTTTTCCAATGGTACGTTTGCCGATTATGTACGATTAGAGGCTTACCAGAGCCTTATTTAATAATTCTACTAGCGTTTATACTTGGAGCCATTGAATAGTTGCCATCAACAACAAATTCAGAATTATTCCAAACCTTAACACGTCTAGTAATTTTTTCGTCTTTTCTTTGAAAGCGTTCAAATGTCACACTTTTATCTGTTCTTTTAATACAGATGTATTTAGGTCTTAAATCGCTGTCGCCTACGTATGTCATTTCGTAAACGTTACCTACTTCAAATTTAATAATTTCGCTCATTTGTTTCTTATTGATGTGTCAAAATTAATACATTATTTTTAATAACAAAACATTTTTTAAATTATTTTTATTTTTTTTGATTAAATTTGAATAATTAAATCAATTGTATGAAAAGATATTTTGTAAAATCGTTGTCAGTACTTGGAAAAAATAATAAAAAGTACGAAGCAGGACAAGAAGTAAAAGCTTCTAATTTTGAAGAGGGAGTTATTGACATTTTGGTTAAAGAAGAGCATTTGGAGGTTAAAGAAGATGAGGTTGCAGAAACTCCAATCGTTGAGGCACCTACTGACTCCAAAAAATCAACAAAAAAATCTAGCAAAGCTAACACCTCAGATTTCGTTGACTAATGGGACTCATTGACCAATTAAAAAAAGACGTTGCATCCATTACCTCAAATACAAATGATTTTGGGGTAATGGTCAACTTTGAATTTGGAGAATTTACTTGCGAGGTTTCTTGCTTACAAACAGCACATCAAAACGGCATTGATGCAGATGGTATGCGTGTGAATTCAAAAATTTCAAGTGTCGCTGTATCTGAACAGAATTTAGTTGCCTTGGAATACCCTACTAGAAATGAATCTAATGAAATTACTTTTCGAGATCACATTCTTACAATTGATGGAAATAAATATATCGTTACAGAATTCTATCCAGATGAAACAGCAGGACTTATTGTTTTGTTTTTGGGGACGTATTATGATTAAAACACGCACGACACACACTATAATGGTATGATTAACACATTAACGGTATGATTAACACATTAACGGTATGATTAACACTCTGATAGGTCAGCAAAATTTCGAATTAATTAGAGATAGAATAGCAGAAATTCTGTCAACTGAAATTGCACATCAAGCAACTTTGGAAGGTCACGATTTATGGACTGAAAATATATTCGTTTGGCTTGAAAGAACTGCACCGTTTGACAAAACGGAATTACCTTGTATAAACGTTTCATTGTCTAGTGGTGAATTTGATAATTATAAGGCTACAGGTGACAATGACGGAAACTACCAATTTGATATTGATGTTTACACAAAAGGCGTTTATACTTCAACTGATAATGGTGACACAAAATCAACGGTTTTACTGCATCGAATTTTAGGAGTTTGTAAAACAATTCTTACAAATGAGCAATATAAATCACTTGGATTTGAAAGTAAATTCATTGGTAATAGAAATATTAGTTCAGTTCAGATTGCTGATCCAAATTCAATGCGTCGTGAAAATGAAACTGAAAGTATTCGTTTAGGACGTTTAGTTTTCAAAGTAAGATGTAACGAAACAAATACAACAGCAGTTCCAATTGATTTAGATTCATATGCTACAACTGTAAGACTTTACAATACTGCACAAGGATATTTTTATTCTACAAATAATACATTACCTCCAACACCTCCGAGTTGTACTGTCAGAGCAACTGTAATCAATTCAAATGATACTGAGATTACTTGGAAAAACGTTACTGATTTAGATTTCTTAATTGAAATTCCAGACGTTACTATCAAAGTCGTTAATTCAGAACAAACAGAAATCAATTCAGAAGTTGTTGCCGGTGGAATAAATGCAGAAATTGAAGCACCAGGAGTTACAATTACAGATGGTGGCGATACATTTGAACAACCTGCAGGAACAACTTATGCGTGTTCAGGTGGACCGACTGAAATAAATGTTCGAAATGAAAACAGTACGTATTCAGTAAATACTGATGCGGATTTGGTACTTCCAAATATCACAGCAAACGTAATTGATAGCGAAGGAACGATTATTAGTTCAGAGGAATTACCATCCGTTGAAGATTTAAGTTTAGTTGCACCAAATGGAACGGTAACTATTATAAATTCAGAAAACACAACCATTGGAAGTAAATCTGTAAAATCGAATGGAACGGAAAATTTTGAATTAGAAGATACGCAAATTGTTTTTAAAGAAAATGGAGTTGAAATAGGTAGTGTTACCTTTCCGACATTAGAACCAAATACCACAATAAATATTATCATGTAATGGATCCAATAACAGCAAATTTAACTAATAGTCAAACTCCAATAGTTGTTTCAGCTAATCAAACAGCTTTAAATGATAGGAGTTACACCGTTGTTGCGAATAGCACGTTTACAGACCCGTCACCTGTTGAAGGCAAAGGTTATCGCGTATTTGTACGTAATGGAGCAGCAACAATTAATTCAGTTGCTTATACAGAAAATACTACAATTATTCGTTTGTTTCATTCGGGTTCGTGGGTTTCTTATGTTACAACAGGAACGAATACAGGCAACGAAACAACATCCACAATTGGCGCAATTGTAAACGGTGCAAGTTCAGCAACTCCTAACGATACTGATTTAGTTACAACCGTTGAAAGTTCAGTAGTTAAGAAAATTACATGGACAAATGTAAAAGCGTTCTTAAAAACCTACTTTGATACAATCTACACAACGACAAGTGCAGTTGCATCACAGATAACAACAGCGTTAAGCGGTTATGTAGTAGGTAACGCACCAATAACGGCAGGAACTTACCACGAAGTAACGGTCGATGCAAAAGGATTAGTTACAGCAGGCTCTGTTAAATGGGGTTTACTTAGTGGGAATCCAAACTCAGCAACAGGTGCGACCTCAGGTACAGCTAGATATTTCACATTTGGCGATGGTACACCTCAAAATGGTTATACTTTCAGGCAAATTACTTTCGTTCAACCAACAGTTGTAAGGTACTTATATTTAACAACAATCACTTCGCAACCTGCAACAGGAAGTTGTGTATTTACTGTTCAAAAGAACGGAGTTGATACAGGAATTGTAATAACTGTTCCTGCAGGTTCTGCACCTGGTGTTTTTTCAGAAACTGCAACTCAAGTTTCATTCAATGCAGGAGAGTCAATTACTTTAAAGTCTGTAAATAATGCTACAACTACAAGCTGTGTACTAGCATCTAACTCGATTGGAATATCATGATAGTAATTACTACAAATTGCAAATTCTACTTAGACGCTACAGATATCGAATTGGGGCGTATTCACGAACAATTAATAGACTTGTTGAAAGATAGTTCAAAATTAGAACGATTCAAACAACTTTTAGAGGACGATAATAATAGTGCGTTTAGTATATTTGTAGCTGAAAATAATGTTCAATAGGTAAAATAATGCTAAATAGGTAAGTAAAATTCAATAGGTAAACCTACAACAGTTATAAACCTACAACAATTAAAACGACAATAGTTATAAACCTACGATAATTAAAACAACAACATAAATAATTACAAAACAATGAAAAACTTATTCTTCTACTTAATTGTCACAGTTACAACATTTTTAGCACCAATTGAATTGGTTTGTTTTGTTTTAATGTTTATCATGGGAATTGATACAATTGTCAAAATTCTATCTTTGCGTACTATTTCCAAAAAAGAGGAAAGACCATTTAGAGATTTGTATAAGTCCAGAATTGCACGTAAAGGATATTTTTTAAAGGTTGTTGGATATATGATAATGGTTTTGCCATTACTTCCATTGGATGTGTTTTTCTTAACTCCATTTGCTGTAAGGTCAACTGCAACATTAGGCTACGATTTAGGAAAAATATTAACTCCTGCATTATTCACAAATGGACTATTGGTTATTTTCTGTTTGATAGAATTATCTTCAATTAATGAAAATTGGTTTGATTTTTCGGGAAATAATATTTTAAGTGGCGTTTCAAAAACTATCAAAAAAACGAAGTCGGTTTTACTCAAAGCGTCAATTTTTTATAAGGAAATTAAGAATGATAAGGAATAGTTGTATATTTGTGAAGGTTTAAGGTTTATTTGGTTCATGGAATCCTCAGAGAAATTTGAGGATTTTTTTTGTTAAATATTTTGATATTAAAAATAAAGTATTAAATTTGATAAAAAATAAACCTATGAAGAATTATATTTATGTCCAAGGATTTGGATTTATCAGAAAGGAAATAAAAAATCCGCACAGATTTTATAAAATGTTTCGCGCTAGAAATTTAGCGTGTTTTTCGATTTACAGAACACCATCCCAAGAAACAGACTTAAATTAATCGTTATGCCAGAATTATATTTAAAAACCAAAACAGGTAACGATATTCAGTTTTCTGCCATTGATGAAGAAAATGAAATCGAAGTAGTGATGTTACGTGATGATGCGTATTCGTGGCTATCAGTTGACCAAGTAAAAGAATTAATCGAATTTTTACAACAACAAATTAAAGAGAAATGAAAATAAATTGGAATTTAATAATGACCATCCTATTTGGGATATTCATTTCAGTAGTAATTGGTTTTTCATTGTTTGGTTGCAAGTCTCCCAAAACAATCACTAAAACTGAATGGAAAACAATTCGCGACACTTTGATTATCAACGGTGACACAATCATTCGTAATATCGAAGTCAATCAGGATTGTCCAGAATGTAAGCCTAAAACACGTTTCGAAACACGTTTAGAGTATAGACTTGATAAACGTAGATTGAAAGCGTTAGAGCAAAAATATAAGGATTCGTTAAATACTTTACGCAAAATGAATGAATCGAATAATAAAGCGAAAGTTAAATTGAATCGCACTGATAAAAAAGCTGAAGTTAAGAACAATAAAAATAATAACTCCGATTGGTGGAAGTTTTGGGCTGGTTTTGGTGCTTGTTTTGCCGGTTGTGGCTTGACGCATTTTGTAATTAAAAAATTAGGGTTATGAAAACTGTTAATTCAATAAGTGGTGGTAAAACTTCAGCTAAAATGTTAGTTGATTTTCCTGCTGATTATAATATATTTCAACTTGTAAGAACTAATGAAGTTTTATTTATGAAAGGTAAAGATGAACCGACGAGGAAATTAATATCTGACAGAATAGGACGTGAATTCATAGGTACTTTAGAAGAGGATGAATGTATTTATACAATATTAGATTTAGAGCAGTTTACAGGTCAAGAAATTATAATAAATTCAAGTGAAAAAACATTTGAAAAAATGATTGAATTACATGGAACTAGATGTTTGCCATCAATTTTAAGAAGGTATTGTACTGAAGAATTAAAGATAGATGTTGCTTTTGATTGGTGGAAAAAAAACATCAATGAAATAATTGAAATGAGAATTGGTTATCGTGCTAACTAAATGAATAGAATGGGTACAATGATAAAACGGTGTGATAAAAATAGAATACTTTCACATAAGATAATTGTTGGATCCAAAGAAACTAAAAAAGGTATTCAAAACACTTGGGACGAAATACAATGGCAAAAACCTTATTTTCCATTTATTGAAAATAAACCAACTTTTAAAGACCAAATTGAAATTTATTGGAAAGATAAACCTGTAAGGTTTGCTGAATTTAATAATTGTGTTGGTTGCTTCCATAGAGAACCTGCATTACTAAAGTATATGTGGGAAAAACAAGCAGATAAAATGCAAGTATTTTCTGACTTTGAAAAAAATAGAAAATATAAAAATGACACTTTTAAAATGAATGATAATATTACATACGAAAAAATTAAAAACCTTAATTTAAACGTAAAATTAACAGCAAGTAATTTTACAGATTGTGATTCTGGATATTGCGGACTTTAAAATGAACCTCCGCAACCTACTATACGAATTTTTAACGGCTGTATTAATCAGCTACATTATTTACTTAATATTTTTGAGATGAAAAAACTAAAAAAAGGCGACATCGTTACGCCATTCAAACACACACATAGATTCACGTTTGAAAAGGAATACAAAGTTGAATCAGTTACCGGTAAATGGTTCGTAGCAATCAACGACAAAGGATTTAAACAAGAATGCTACATTGAAGATTTTACCAAAGTTGAACAATCAAACGCACTTGAAATGATAACGGCTGTTTTGTTAATCGTTGGGGTATTGTTTGCAAGTGCGGTTGTAGTTGCTAGTTATTTATTTGAGGGGATTTAGTTATGAATTTAAAAGAAAGAAAATCAAAAGTAGCTTTGTGTAAAAAATGCAAAGGATTTGTTTTAGCAAGTCACACCGACTACATAACAAAATCAACAGAGAAAGAATTTACAGAACTTACTAATTGGGGTTTTGAAGTGAAGATTGAAACTTTAGAAAAAACAAGAAGTAGAAATCTAGTATTTACCTCAAAGTTAAAAAATGGTAAGTGTGAAACTTGCAATAAGTAAACTATGAAATCAAAATTCCTTATCTTCGTAATCATTAAAGAAATTATAAAACTATTCAGATGAAACCAACAATTGAACAAATTATCAAAGGCTTTGAAAATATCGGAGCAAAGATATTCAAAGAACCAAACTCGATTAACTTATTCGGAGTTCGTACAAACGAAAATGAAGCGAACACGTTTAACGATTGGGGCGGTGCTTTCTATTGGGACGACAAAGGTATTTTACACAGCTTAATAATTCCAATCACAACAGATGCTGGAGTTTACTATCGTTTGCATCCAATGAATAAACTAGGAACTGCAATAATGGTTCACGACAAGCAATACTTAGGATGTTACCAACTTATGGACAAAGGGCATATGGGTCAAAAAGCATTTAAGCAAATTAAACCTATGGACTATTGGCGCGATAATGATAAAGATTCTAAACTTGAAACGGGCGGAAAAATTTATACAGAAATCGCTGCTACAAATTTTCACTATATGGGCAAAGGTAATCTTGTTAATAATTGGAGTGCTGGATGTCAAGGTGCAAGTGTTGAAAATATGAACGCACTTTACAAATTTGTTGAGGTGCAAAAAGGCAGGATTTATTCTTATACATTGATCCACGAAACGAGTCTATAAATTCGGAGTTGAACGCCTGAATTTTGAGCCACTTTAACGAGTGGCTTTTTTAAACTAAAAATTTTAAAACCAAACACATGGACACTAGACTTAATTTTATCAAAGAACCACTTTTTATTGGTGGATTTCTTGCATTTGGATTGACTTTCTATTTTGGAAGGAATACAGATGCAAAACAAACTATTAAAAATCAAACTCAATGCGATTTAGACACGTTAGGAACGCATTGTGTTACTCAGATACATTCTGATACAACTGACTTTAGAAAACGTTATTACGAACATTTATACGTGAATACGAAATGAACACCATCTATTTTGGCGCAATAACCATTGAACACAAGAAAAAACTTATCGAAGTAAAACAAGCAGTTTTTAAGTCTGGAGCCACAATTTATAAGCCTTTCAAAAATCCATTCAAAGAACCTGTTCAAATCATTACTTGTGATTTAAACTGCAAGGTTGTTGGTGGATATCGGAAAAATAATTAAATTTGTCTTGCATAATACAATTTAAGAGGTCGAATAAAAAAAACCGCTATTCTTAATCGAGTAGCGGTTTTTAATTTATATGGTTTTAGTAAAATTAATCCTCAAAATCAGTAGCGACTGCATCCTCAACAACTTGTGAATTTACCTGAATAACAGTCTGTGGTGCTTCATTTGTACTATCTGGATAACGCATAGACATATTCTCAGCATCTTCAATGATAGCTTGATCCGATTCAACAGCTTTCTGAATATCAATTGTCATTGGACCATACTTAAAAATGGACTTCAACATTGTTTTCTTTGCCATTTCATCAAAATTTTGCTTCCAAACAGAATTTGCCTTATCGTAAGATTGGGAATATTTTCTTCCATGTTCCTCTAATTGTGCAACGGTTTTGAATAACAATTTCTCAAAACCATTATTCAGTTTGAAATATGCAGAATAACCTACAATTTTTCCTGTTGGCGGTTTTGTGAAATCGAAATCTATTTCACTTGTAAGAGGGTTATAACTCTTGAATTGACTTTCGTATATTTCAGTAGCCGAAATGGTCTTATATTGACCAGAACGAATTGCTAATTGCAAAAGCCCTTTATACCCAATTTGGAACTGAGCCACTTGTTTTTTCACCCATTGACCATTGACATTTACTGACTGATTGTAAGGAACAATATAAGCGTGTCCAATATTGTTATTGATAGGTAAATTTAAAACTGCTGCCATCATTGCAGCCTGATAAATTGACTTTGGTTCTGCATTCACAAGTAAGTTGTTTGTGCTTACTGCCTGCATTACTGAGGTTATAAAAACCTTTGAATTTTCTCCAAGTAATTCTTGGAATTTTTCTGTTACGTCTTTTCTTACAAAGAAATCTTTAACTGTTAACTGATTGTTTGACATATATTTATTTTATTTGGTTACTTATTAAAATAATTCCAATTGACTATGCGCTGCACAATCAACCTCTTCAATGATATCAACATATTCTCGAATTATGTTGAACCAGACTTGTTTTGTTTTTGTGACTTTAATTAAATTTTCACACGGTTTAACGTTTATTTCTTTGTGTCCTGTACAAAACATTGAACCGATTGTACATTCTTTGAAAGGACATTGTTTTGGGTACGTGCCGCCGTTAAATTCTGTTTGAATATTCATTGCATCTTAAATCAAAAAATCATTAACTAAGAAATACGATTTCTGAAATCCTATTTCCTCCCCTCTATTATCAATCACAACAAAGCTACTTTCATTCTCTTTGACTAAAATGTATTCTTTGTTTTTGGTTAAGAATATCGAGAAATCAACTAAACAGAATACAGATTTTACATTGTCGTACATTGCAGCAGTTTGACCCTTTGAAAATTCTCTGAATGGTTTCGAATCTATCCAAAATGGATTTTGTAAGCCTGTTTTAATGGAATCGTAGCCGAGTTGAAATGCGTTTTTCGTATCGAATATATTTTTAGTTTCGTGTTCGTTACTCATATATCCAACGGTTTAATGTCGTTTCCAAACATAGGCCACGTATTTGTTTCACGACAAATTTTCAAGTCATTCAAATCCTGTAAGAATTGTTCACGTCCATTTGCAAGTGTGTTATTTGTCGCATAGAAATAATTCACTAAATATGGTGGCTTTTTTTCCTGAGCAATAAAAATAAACGCATCTAGTTCAATGCCGTTTTGTAGAAGTCCCTCAGAATAAATTGCAGCTTGACGGTTGTATCCATATTTTTTAGCGTGGTACGGAAAACCATTAGTCGATGCGTCCTCAGTTGTTTTATAATCCAATCCAATAATTCCTTTGGAAATTTGATCGGGACGGCATTTACAAAAAATTCCTGTTTCTGGATTTTGCCAAAAATACGATTGTTCAACAATTTTATCTGAAACAAACAATAAATCTCTTACCGTTCTGTCATTTTCTAAAACACCTCTCATTTCTTTGAGTGTTTCATATTCTGACATTGAAATTATTGTTTTATCTGAATGCGTTTCTTTGAAATTATCACGTCTTTTCATTGAGCCTTCACCTTTGAAAGTTGGTGAAATTACAAATTCATCATTCCATTTATTTGGTTCAAGAACAAAACCATGTGCAGCTTTTCCGAAATCAAATGTTTTAGTAGAGTCGTCCTTATATTTTCCTGAAAGATATTTCCACCAATACAGATATGGTGATTGTCTGAATACATCCAATGAAGATTTGGAAACGTGCGATTTTAGGAGGTGGTATTGTTCTGAGGTCATGCTCTCTCGATTTTAAAACCTTGTGAATAATTTCCTGTTTCTTTAAGTTTATTAATCTTCCAACGGCATAATGCAACGTTTGGAAATGTCCAACTTTCAATGGGTTGTTTTGAGGCTAAGTTGAAGTAAATTAATTTTTGCATGTTGTTAGGTTTTTTGGTTTTTATTTGGTTTTCGATTCGATTATCAATCAGTTTTTAATCAGTTTTCGTTTCTGTTTTCGATTCGGTTATGAATTAAAATTTTTACAAATGTATTAAAAAAAACATATTAAATAAAAATAATTGTATATTTGCAGAACAAAAAATATATTTTATGAATGTTTATGACGAAATAAAAAAGGATTGTGAAGAGGTAGGAATTACCGTTCACGCCTTATGTCTGGAAGCTAAAGTTGACAGGCAAATAATTCAACGGTGGTCTAAGGAAGACCCTAAATCTATTAAGATTTACAAGCAAATTAAAAAAACGATTACTGAAATGAAAGCAATTCGTGATGCTGAAAGTTTGGAAACTGAAAACGATTAGTTATGGACGGAACGTGGAACCCAGAACCTAAAAATGAAAAACCATACACAATAAAACTCAGTCGTTTGTGTAAAGGAAAAACTGCACCTGTTGGTTTTCAATTTGTAATCGTAAAATCTAAGCGTGGTTATTCCTCTCAACTAATCAAAGGAACGATTATAGACGAACAGAAAGAACAACTTGGAGAAATTCTGTACAATCAAATTATTAAGGGAATTAAATAAATAAACCTATGTTTAAAACAATCCTAACAGGTAACATCGGAAATGATGCCGAAGTTACATCATTCGACAATGGAAGTAAAGTTGTCACATTCTCAGTTGCTCATTCTAAAAAATGGACTGATAAAGCAGGCGTAAAGCAAGAAAAAACAACGTGGATTCGCTGTAATATGTGGAAACAAGAAAACCTTGCTCAGTACCTTAAAAAAGGCACTAGAGTAATGGTTGAAGGCGAGATTGAAGCACGTGCATACACTAATAAGGAAGGGCAAACTGTTACTTCATTGGAGTTGAATGTTTTTGCTATTGAAATGCAATCATTTGCCGAAAAATCTAATGATGGTGCGAATACTCAGGGTGCTGTTAATACTCAGGGTGCTAGTGCTGTAAGTCCTACAACAGGAAATAATACCGTGAGTAATACGAAATTCACACCTGCACACGAAGAGGAAAGCGATTTACCGTTTTAATTCAGATTACGATTAACCAGACCGCCGCTACCAAAACACCTATTAAACCAAATCTAAGATGCTAAGACCCTACCAACTTAAAGCCGTTGACGAAGTTAAAACCTCATTACGTGATGGGAAAAAAGCACCTATTTTAGTGATGCCAACAGGCGCAGGAAAAACAGTTGTTTTTTGTCACATTGCAGAAAATGCAGTAATGAAAGGGAAACGAGTTTGGATTTTAGTACATCGAGTTGAACTACTGAGACAGACTTCTAAAAAACTGCATGAAAACGGTGTAAATCATGGTTTAATAAATCCAAAATACACGCCAAATTTACAACTGCCTGTTCAAGTGGCATCGGTGCAAACGTTGGTTAATAGATTGGAACGTTACGAAAAACCTGACTTGATTATCATCGATGAATGTCATCATGCAGTAGCAGGGAGTTACGTTAAAATCCTGAATAAATGTCCAAACGCATTGATAATTGGAGTAACAGCAACTCCAACACGTGCAGATGGAACAGGATTGAATCAAATTTTTGATGACATCATTATAGGTCCACAAATCTATGAATTGATAGAAATGGGATTTCTTGTTAAACCAATTGTTTACCGTCCTCCACAAAAAAATAAAATCGATCTTTCAGAATTGAAAATGAAAGGCTCTGATTACGACAAAGAACAAATGGCGGAAATTATCGACAAACCATCCATTACAGGTGATGTAATTTCGCATTATAGACAATACGCACATGGAATGGCAGCAGTTGTTTTTTGTGTTTCTGTTGCACATGCTGAACACGTTGCTGCTGAATTTCGGTCTGCAGGTTACAAGGCATATTCTGTTGACGGTTCAATGGAGGACGATTTAAGAACACGTTTACTTGGAGGATTAGAAGATGGAACGGTTGAAATAATTACTTCGTGTGATTTAATTTCTGAAGGAACAGATATTCCTGCAATTGGTTGTGGAATAATGTTAAGACCTACACAATCACTTAGTTTGTTTATTCAACAAGCAGGACGAATTTTGCGACTTTCACAAGGTAAAAACAAAGCAATTTTATTAGACCACGTAGGAAATACAATTTTGCATGGTTTACCTCAACAGCATCGTGAATGGACTTTAGAAGGTCAAAAGCGTAATAAAAAATCAAAGAATCAAGAACCTGCAATTAGAGTGATTCAATGTCCTTCGTGTTATGCAATGTATTTTCCAAATCCTGAACATAAATGCGAAGTTTGTGGAACTTTGGAAGAAATATCTTCACGTGAATTATTGCATGTTGACGGTCAATTGGAGGAGGTAACTGAGGAACAAAAAAAACGATTAGAGGAACAAAAACTCCAGATAAAAATCGACAAACAACGCGAAGTTTCACAAGCTAGAACATTAGAAGAACTTCTAAAAATTGAAAAAGACCGAGGTTACAAGCGTGGATGGGCAACACGAATGTTTAAGCTAAGAGAGGACAGAATGATAAATAATTCTGTTAAATTTGAAACCCCAACGATTTTTGAGACTGAAATAATTCAGGAATTAGATATTGTTGATGATGAGTTGGAATAAAAAATAACCACCAAAAAAAAAACCCAAACTAAGATGCAAAAAGAATCAAACATATTAAAATTACTATCCGTGAAACTTTCACAATTGAGAGTTTCAATTTTTAGAAATAACGTAGGTACAGGATGGGTTGGTGAAACTTTCAAAATCGCAAAACCAACGACTTTAATTTTGAATGGTAAACCTGTTCAAGTTACAACAGGTGATTTAATAATCAAAAATCCACGTCCTTTAAGAGCAGGATTACATGAAGGTTCTAGCGATTTAATTGGATGGAAAACTGTTGAAATTACACCAGAAATGATTGGTAAAAAAGTAGCCATTTTTGTTTCAATTGAAGGTAAAACAGATTTTGGAAGGGTTTCAGAAACTCAAGCTATTTGGTTGCAAAATGTAAAAAATGCAGGTGGTATTGGTTACGTTTGCCGAAATATGGAAGCTGTTGAAAAATGCTTGAATGATTATGACCAACAACTGAAAGCATGAGTGACATTAAACAACTGAAAGCCGACACCAATATTGTTGATGTCGTTTCTAAATACGTGTCACTTGCAAAGAAAGGTCCTGAATATGTTGGTAACTGTCCATTTCACGAAGACAAAACAGCATCTTTTAAGGTCAACGAAAAAAAACAGATATTCAAGTGTTTTGGTTGTGGTGAAGGTGGTGACGTGTTTAATTTTCTGACTGCTCAAGGAAAATCATTAGGTGAAGCAATTCAAGAGATTGAAGACCCTTTAAATATTGAAGCGCGTCAGTATGGCGTCACTAAAAACGAATCCTTAAAAAAATCTGAAACAACAGTTTGGAATACAGTTTTCCCATTTCCTGAACTTAAAGAAATTTCACATTACGAATACGGAACACCTCATAAGATTTGGACATACGTTGACGAAAATGGAAATGATATTTTGCACGTTTGTAGGTTTAATTTTGCAGATGGATCAAAACAAACACTTCCATTAGTTTGGGCATCAAATGGTAAATTCAATGGTTGGCGATGGATGAAAACCAAAGGATTCAACACACTATATAATTTGGACCTATTGAAACAATATCCACGAACGAATGTAGTTTTAGTTGAAGGAGAAAAAACAGCACAATACTTACAGGATTTAGTTACACCATCGAAATTATTATTTACAACGTGGTCAGGTGGTGCAAATGGTATTCACAATGTCGATTTTTCACCACTTACTGAAAGAAATATTATTGTTTGGCCAGACAATGACAAATCACAAAAATATGGTGACAAGCATAAATTAGCAGGGCAAATCAAACCATGGCACGAACAACCAGGGAATGAAGCAATGTTGAAAGTTGCGTCGTTGATTCAAACGAATTGGAAACGTTGGGTAAATGTTCCTTCGCAATATCCTCACAAATGGGATGGTGCAGACGAAGATTGGATTGATGAAGATGCAGTTATTAAATTTGTTCGTGATAACATGGTTGAAATTCCAATTATCACAAAGGAAATTGAAACTGCTGTTATCGAATCCAAAGAAAAGAAATTCGTTTATGATTCAACTAAAATTTTTGAAAACGATTATTTCCGATTCCTTGGATATGACAAAGACGAAACAGGAAAATTGAATTATTATTTTTTCGCATTTGATGCAAAATCTGTTATTCGATTGTCACCATCTTCAATGACAAAATCAAATCTAATGATGTTGGCTCCAATAAATTGGTGGGAGCAAAGTTATCCGGGAAGTAAAACGAATATCAACATTGATGCTGCGCAGCAGTTTTTAATTGGTTATTCACATACAGTAGGAATTTATTCTGCTAAATCAATTCGTGGTCGTGGTGCATGGTTTGATTCTGGAAAGGTTGTAATTCATACCGGTGAACATTTAATCGTGGATAATGAAACTGTTCCATTAATGAATTTTAGATCAAAATACGTTTATGAAGTTTCTGAAAAAATTGATTTCGCACAAACACAACCACTTGACAGTAATACAGGAAAACAGATTCTTTCAATGATTAAAAAATTTAAGTGGGAACGCGAAGTAAATGCTTACTTACTTGCAGGGTGGTGTGTGATTAGTCCATTTTGTGGTTTATTAACTTGGAGACCTCATGCATGGGTAAATGGTCCATCTGGTTCAGGTAAATCATGGATAATGGAAAACATCGTTAAAAAATTGATTGGAGACATCGGAGTAGTTATGCAAGGACGTTCAACTGAGGCATACATAAGAGGTAAATTAAAAAACGATGCATTACCTGTAATTTTTGATGAAAGCGATGTTGATGCAAGTTATTCAGACAAGGAACGAATGCAGAACAATTTATCACTTGTAAGAGCATCTTCCTATGGTAAAGGTGGCGTAATTGGTAAAGGAACACAAACAGGAGGTTACAAGGAATACACCATAAATTCGTGTTTTATGTTTTTCTCGATCGGAGTGCAATTAAATCAACGTGCCGATTACTCGCGTTTTTCAATGCTTGGATTGAAAGCGTTTGAAGGTTATCAAACAGATTCTGAATTTGCAACATTTATTGATAAATGGAATTCTATTGTTTCAGATGACGTGGTTAAGCAATTGCAAACACGAACAATGAGATTACTTCCGAAAATCATTAAGAACTCAAAAACGTTTTCGGATGCCGTTTCTGCTGAAATTGGTAATCGTAGAATTGGGGATCAAGTTGGAGGAATGTTAGCAGGTGCATATTCACTTGGAAATGAAGATGAAATTTCAATGGAAAAAGCAATTGAGTTTATCAAAAAATTATCGTGGGAAGAGGAAAAAGGATTGGAGCAAACTAAAGATGAAATTCAATTACTTAGTAAATTAATGTCGCATATTACAGCAGTTGAGGGTCAATATTCAAAACACGATAGAACCATAGGCGAATTAATTTCGATAGTTTTAGGTACTGATTTTGAAAGTGACATTACAATTGATGCAGCAGATAAGAAATTACGTAGAATCGGAATCAGAGTTAAAAATGATGAAATTTTGATTTCCAATAGTTCGAATGAGATTTTTAAAATTATAAAAGAAACTTCGTGGTCAGAGAATTACAATAAAATTCTTGAAAGAATTGAGGGTGCAAAGAAAATTGATTCAACGACATTTACTCCTGGACTTCGTTCACGTGCAGTTTCTATTCCTGCGTTTTTGATAATGAAGGGGATGGATTCGTAATAAAAATTATTTTTTTTTTATAAAATTATTGTGTATTAAAAAAAATACGTTAAATTTGTTACATAATTAAACCCAAAAACCATGTATTCAAAAATCACAAAAATTTCAACTCTCCATTCAATTGGGGTAATTGATGACAAATTATTTAATGTTCTTGCTGACAATTCAATTTTTGATCTAAATCAAATGGAAAAAATTACAATGAGAAATTTCAGAAATATGAAAGGAATCGGAGAGAATTATTTCAAAATTGTCGTTGGATTGATGGTTGAAAGAAAATTGGAGTTTTATATTAGGTAATCGAAATTTACTGAGTAATCAGAATTTACTGAGTAATAACCAAATTTTTAAATAACCAAAATTTTATTAAGTAAGCAGAATTTTTAAGTAAGCAGAATTTTTAAGTAAGCAGAATTTTATATTAAGTAACCAATAAATCAAAATAAAAAATGGAAACAAATCCAGAAAACACAACTGAAAACAACGTAATTATTACCTACGAAAACGTTGAAGCACTAAACGAAAACTCATTGAAAGGATTCCTCCTTACAACTGAGCAAATGGCAGATGTTGCAATCGGTCAAATGATTATTCAAACCATTGAAAGTGACGAAGCATTAAACCAAAAAATTGAAAGCTACAACGCATTAATGATTAAAGGAATCGAAGATATGGTTTCTTATAAAATGGTTGATGCAGCAATTAAGGACTTGAAAAAACTTCGTACATCAATTTCTAAAAGTCGACTTGAATTGACACGTCCTGCAGATGCGTACCGTGAAAAATTAATTGAAGCTGAACGTTCCAGAGTTGAAAAATTAAAAACGTTGGAAGCTAAATTGATAGCCGACAAACAAAAAATTGACGATGCAATCAAAGCTAAACGTGAAGCTACATTTATTGAACGTTCTCAAAAATTGCATGAAGTAGGCTACACCATTCAAAACAATCTGTTTGTTTTAGGTGCGTTTCATATTCCAAGTGATCAATTGTCAGACATGAATGAAGATGAATTTGAACGCTACATGGAACACGGACATGACGAAATGAAACGCCGTGAAGCTGAAGCACAAGCAATCAAAGAAGCCAAAGAACAAGCCGAAAAACAAGCACAATTGTTAGAACAGGAACGTTTACAGTTGCAACAACAACGCGAGCAAATGGCTGCTGAAATGGAAGCAATGAGACAGGAACGCGCTAAGATGGCTCAAGAAATGGAGGATTTAAAACTCCAAAAACAAGCATTAGAAGAAACTTACACGAAGGTTGAATCTGAGGTGGTGGCTGAAAATAATGCACCAACATTCGAAACTTCAGAGCAGAAAAACATTAAATCGTTTTCTGAAAAAATGCAAGAATTGGAGGCGCAAGGTAAAACGTTGGTTGAGGTTACTACTGAGAAAACAACCAATAATGCGCCAACTCAACCAGAACCTGCACCAACAACGTTTATCAATCCACAAGGAGAGGAAATGCAACAGTTGAAAGATAAGGTTGCTCAGAATAAACAAACGGCTACTGACGGAACGGATAATGGAACGGTTAATGGAACTGTAAGCGGAACACAACCACAACAAAAACCTGTTGACAAAACATCCGTTTCATACACTATTGGTTTCAATGCCGTGAAATCTTCAATTTTGGAAGCATTCAAGAACCCTGACTTTAAATCCAGAGTAAATCTTATTGCAGGTGCAAAGGATAGTTTAGAGCAATCAATTCAGATTTTAAATAGTGCGACTTCGAGAGTTGAATTATTTAAAGCTATTGAGGCAATGATGCCAGTAACTGAATAAATTATTTTTAGTATAAAACAGAAAAACCTGAGTTAATCGCTCAGGTTTTTTTTGTGCTATAGGAGTCACACAAATTTTCAATCGTACAAATTATGGATGAATATCGTTTGGCAAATATAATCAAAATAACTAATCTTCCAATTCATCTTCAAAATCCACTTCCATTATTTCAGAATCGTTTTCGTGTTCAACCATGGATTTGTTTTCCAATTCCTCAACACGTTCAGTCGTTTCTGGTGCATCCTGAACAACCTCAACAATCTTCGATTCCTCAAACTGTTTCACCTTATCTTTAATTCCTTCAAATGGAAGCGGTGACATGATATTGAAATCAACGATTTTGTATTGTAAGTCTTTCATTTTTGAATAAATATCCATTTCAATTAAGTCATATAATTTCTGACTCAATGATTTTAATGTCATGGCTTTATTTATATCTCTGAACACTTGATTTTCCCTCACAATAAACACATCGTTATTCTTTCTATTGTATGCGCTTACGTGTACTCTAAGTGATGCCAAATCAATATTATCAAACGTCACTTTCTCAAGTCCTACATTTGCAAGTTTTTCCAATACTGTTTTTCTTACAGATTGAGTTTGATAGCGTTTTGATACACGCGTCAATTCTATATAACCATTTCCAATGTGTTTTAATTGAAATTTCGACTTAGTTTCATCTGGAAGAGTTGAGTAAAACATTTCATTCACATTGGTAATTTCTCCAATTTTCATTTTTTCTAAATACATACTTAAATTTTTATACGTTAATAGTGCAAATATATAAAATAAAATTTAAACTTAGTTTTATATTTTAATGATTTATAAAACAAATCGCATAAAATATATTATAGTAGCAAATCAAAACCTAAGATTTTTAAGTTTGCACATCTAATTATTATATAAAAATTACGTATAATATTTATATGTGCAAATCATTTTAAAATTTGAAACGTTTTATATTTTAAAAATAACATTGAAATATTTTGAAAATAATTATTTTTTTAATCGTTTTGTAAAATTTTTATATCTATAAACTTTTATTTTAATATGTTGCTATTAATAAAAAATAACACTTGCAACAAAATTCTGTTGCAAAACAACAAAAATAAATTAGCTTTGATGCACGTTAAACCCTTATACAATAAGACTTTCAGTAAATTTGCAACAAAACAACGTAAGTTTCAAGGTAGATATATATATAGACATATAAATATATACAACAAAATAAAAAGTCCTATATATCTATATATGTATATATAGTAAATATGTTGTTGTTTTGTTGCAAATCTTTCGGAAATCCAACAGCAGTAAAGGATTCAGCAAGCAACAAAATTTTTTTTAACCGTTGCTAAATTGAAAATTCTGTTGCAAATATTTTTAAGTGTTTGTTTATCAGTACGTTAACGTGCAACAAAATTAACAACGTGCCATTTACTCATGATTCATGGCAGATTCATAGCATACCACACCACCAAATCACAACGACTTTCAAATCACAACGGCATCATTACCCATAATTCACAGCACCTAATACGCTGACAATTCATAACGAATACCCAAATACACCAGATTATCATTCAAAACGTAATTATCTAACAACTAAACACGTACTCACGATATATGAAATACACGCTAAATTTTAATTATGACGCATTATAACTATGTAAGTAATATAATCTATTAACTTAATGCGTTTAACGCTATTAAATCGAATAAAAATAATATGTATTTAATTTAACTAATTACTTTTAATTATTTGTGTGTTATTTTTTGTTACTAATAACATACTTAACCGCCACAATATGTCGTAGATAACTTAAAGGTACTCCGAGAGTTACGTTTGAAATGGTCAAAATATGCGAAGC